GTAGAATGCCCAGGTGTTCTTTTAGGCTTGTTTAAACCAGAAACTCCTATTCTTTTTAAAGTAGACTTTATGTTTGATTTTTTTTCTGCCATAATTATGCTCTTTTTGTTCTTACTTTTGCTTTTTTAGTGTTGCTTACAAACTGTTTTTTTCCGCCGCTTGCTTTCTTTTTTCTAGCTGTTTTTGCTCTTTCTTCCTTACTCAAACTTCTAGCTTTTGCTAATGGTAAACATCTATCTGGGTTCTTTTTATTTTTACTAGTACCACACTTACCTTTTATAGAGCCATCAGTACCTATGCGAACCCATTTTTGTTTTAACCATTTTTTTAATTCACCCATTATGCTTTACCTTTAGATTTTTTTGCATAGTTAGGGTCTTTACAATATTTACTTGCAGCTAAATTTGCATAAGCTGATGGATATTTATCAAAAGTTCTTTTTGCCCAAGATATACCTGCTGCACATATTTTATTTCCTTTTTTCTTTTTTGCCATTATTTCCCTGTTTTTTTCATTGCTGTTTTGTGTGATTGAGAAAAAGACTCTCCATTATTCATAGCTTTTACCATAGCTACAATATGCTTTTTAGTGTGATGGACAGAGTGTCTTTTTAAAGTTTTTTGTTGGCTCATTGTTAATGAACAAACATCAACACCTTTTACTTTTCCTATACATTTTGATTTATTTACCATTTTTTTTACTTTTTTCAAATGAACGACCACCGAAATATGCACCTATAACAGTTATAAGAACTAATTGTAAAAGGTCTGTCCATTTTTGTTCAACATTAAAATTTATTGTTCCTGCGTCAATAAATATCATTAGAACTGTGCTAATTACTAAGAATATTAACACCATTGGTCTAACATTTTTACTTAACCAAGAATCGCTTTGCATATCTGCTGTCCATCTGTCAGATATTTGTTTTTCCATTTCTACCTCATAGTTAGCTACGAGTTCTTTTATTTTTTGTTCTGCAGCTAGTTTTTCTTCTTGAGAAGTATGTAGGTTGTCAATAACGCCCCCCACTCCTTTTACTAACTCTGCTGCACCTCCTGAAAATAATTTTCCTAACATAATTTATTTTTTTGCAAATTTTTCTAAACCAGCTATCCCAAAACAACCTAATACTACTAATACAAACGAATCATAAACAAACTCATTTATAGCTAAATCTCTTCCTAACCAGCCAGTTAATAAATCTAATACCATTACAAGGCACATTATAACAAAAGCAACTGCACCTATTATTGATTTTTCATTCCAATCGTTATTATCTTTAAATATATTCATTTAGTGTTTTATTTTTATAGTTACCGCACTATCTGCTGCGTTTAATTGTATTTTCATTTGATATAAATTATTGTCAAAAGCAACCTGGTCAGCATCTAAAGACAAGCTTACACCATTAGGTATCGTTACATTATTTAATACAAGATGATTATTCGAATCATCATAAATCGTTAAATCAATTATAACAGAATCAGTGGCATGTGTATTAGAAATTAAAATATTTTTAATGTCACTTGCATTTACAGGGCTAGTTGAATATTTGTTGTTTTCAGTATTTTGCACAAATAGTTTACCTATTAAATTAGTTTCGCTGTTGCCGCTTATATTAATAAATGTGTTTGTCATAATTAATTTACTAACTAATTTGTTTTACTATTAAACTAACTCCTGTCACTATAGTTATAGCACTCACTCCAGAATGTGATGCAGCTTCTCTCCAAACTATTAATCTCCAATAGTATTGAGTACCACCTTGTGTAACTAAAGTTTGATTTGTAGTAGAACCTTTTCTTACACTACCAGTACCTCTATCATATATAAAAGAAGTAGAAGGATCATAGTCAGCCC